AGGCCAAGCGAGTAATCGCGCGCGCGCCTCAGTAGCACGAGGTCACCGCGCTGCGCGCGGAGGATGGGGACTTCAGGCATTTGATAGTCGGAGGTGATGCGTTCAGCCAGCGCCCGGAGCGATCGCGCGCCGGCGTATTGGCGGATCAGGGGAAGCAGCTCGGCTCGCGAGGTGTATTTGCCGCGAAAGGGAGCGGCGAGATCCGCGCCCGTCATGGCGAGAATTGCGTCAGAGACGAACAGGCCACAGTCGAAGGAGCCGTAAGCGAACGGGCGGTTCTGGTTATCGATGAGGAATCTGGCGAGTGAGCACTGCCAGCAGGGGAGGCGGGTGAGTTTCAAGGCAGAATTTCAGGCAGGAAGATCGAATGATGCTGGGAAAACCTACGCCGCTTGTTCCTACGGGAAAATGCTGGTTACCATGCCGTCCAGGCGCAAACGGCGGATCGCGCCAGGGCAGCGTCCCACTCACCCCGAAGCCATGAAGGCGGATTAGCTGAGCGCGGGCAGATTCATTACGGCCGCTTGTGCGCTTTGGGTGAGGAAGGTTTTCCACTGTGCCATCGCTCCTGCGACGTAGTGCGTCAACGCGGTGTAGCCTTCCTGGCCCGCATACGGATCGGAGACTAGGTGATCCCCCACGCGCGCGGCGTGCTCGGGGCTATCGCCATGCGCGACCCAGGACTGCGGAACCCAATCGATGACTTCCGAAACCACCGAGGGAACGCCCTCGGCCGCGGCGTCAGCGGTCACGATGTTGAACGTCTCCGACTGCGAGAGCTGCAGGCACAAATCCATGGTCCCGACGATAGTTCTGAAACTGGCCCATGGCTGCCACGGGACTTCGACGAGCTTCGCCCAATTCAGCCCGGCGAACATGTTCCGCAGTGATGCCAGAATTCCCTGCGATCCGGGATTCTCCTGGCGGTTCACGCTAACGTGAAACTCGAGGTTCGCTTTACGCCTTCGCGCGATCAGCAAGGCCGCGGCCGCGCTCGTCGAATGGTTCTTCATCAGCCGCAGCGCACCAAACGATCCAATGCGCAGATGATGCCCTGGCGAATGATGGTGGAAACGCTCGGGTCTTGCCACATCGTAAAGGTTCGGAAGATAGGCGCAATGATGGCCGTACGTTCGCTCGAAAAATGAGCAGAAGCGTTGGCTGTTCCCTGCGATCTGAAAGTTCAGATTGTTCGACGCGAGCAGTGCGCCTTCGCGGAATAGCGTGATGGCGCCGGATTCAACCTGCAGAAAACCGATCTGGCTGTGGCACCTGCAGACGAAGTGTACACGTGGGAACTGATGCAGGATACTCTGCATTTGAGGGGTGCCAATCCATGGCGCCTCGACGATGCAATGCGTGTAGGGAGCATTGGAAACGGCGGCCGCGACGTCTGTGGGCTCCCACACCGCCGCGACGTCCGCCAGTATGTTGTTCGCGCGCAGCACGCGCGCGGTGTGCAAGCCGTTTACGCCGAGTCCAACGTGTGAATGATGGTGCCGACCGTGAAAGTTTCGATAGGCGATGAGGACGTGATAATTTGCCATTTCCCCTTTACATATTGTTGTGACTGCTCGGCGATCGTCCCCAGTACACCTGCACGTCCTGAATCGACGCGACGAACTCCAGCCCGCGATCGCCGGGGTGATCGAGCTGCTGGTCTTCGTTTGTTAAACGCCGGTCGACCGCTACGTTCATCTCGACCAGGCGGTTCTCGCAATTGATCGAGATCGTTGCTGTGGAGCCGTCCATCTCGATCGTCGGCTGATCCGTGCGCCCCGCCCAGGAAATGATCGGGTCAGCAATCAATGAGCCGCCCGAATCAAACATCCCGAGATACACCAGCGCCGGCAGCCCGACGCGAAAGTCCGTCAGCACTCCCGCAAGCAACGTCGGGTCGATGCCGCTCAGCTTCAGCGTGATGCCCTTCGCCTCGACGGTCGTGCCTTCTTCGATGACCGACACCTCGCCCAGCGAGCCCACGCCCAGCCAGTCGTGGCCGTTCCAGGTAATGGTTCCGAGCCCGCTCCAGATGTAGGAGGGCCCAGAGACGAAGTGGACTTCGACGAAGAGAGCGGGCCGGATCTTCTGGCTGGTGATGGCCGCCAGGAAGAGCGAGGACATGGAGCGCGGCATCTACAACGCCTCCATCACTTCGAACTGAATCCCGAACACCCGCGCTTCACCGACCGACCACTTCCGCTGGTTCGACTTCAGGCGCCAGTAACGATCCCCGATACTCGACGGGTAAGCCGCGGCGAAGTCCGCGCCGAACTGGAACACGTTCGCCACGCCTTTCAAATCCCGCAGAAAGCTGATCCAGGCCTCCGCCTGGTCGGCGGTGAGCGGCGGGAGCGACACGTTCGCTTCCATGAACGTCGCGTTCCAGTCCTGCACTTGCTGCTGGCCTGTAAACGGGCTTCTACTCAGCGCAACCACATCAAAGACCGAGAACTCGATCGACTGCGGCGCCGGCGGATCGGTCGGTATGTCGATGATGTCCCAGCCGAGATATTGAGCCATGCAGTTTCAAAACGGTTTTTGCTTCGGGGAGAAGTCGTCGGGAGCTATTGGCGATTCGCCGTTTGCGCCTGAACGGTTTAGCGCTTTTGCGGCGTGCGCTTCAAATGCTCTTGTGAGACCTGGAGCGAATTGCTCACTGCGGAATTGTGCGATGCGATGATAGCCGCCCGCACGCGCTGCTCGGTCATAACCGGGTCCGTGCCGCGAGCGTCGATGGTGTAGTTGTGGACCTGGGTCGGCTGGCTCATCATGCGCTCTGAGGCGGAGTTGGACGCGATTTCGCCCGAAGCGAAACGCAACTCCGGCCCGTTCTCCCCGGTGATGTACGCGCTGCCCGGAGATGGCGTGCCACCTTCGGCGAATCCAGGAATCATGCCGACCAGGGAGCTGATCATGCTGCCCATGCCGTTCCCACCACCACCGCCGCCGCGGCTGAACAAGCCAGCGATCTTTGATAGCCAGCCGCCGCCGGTAGTATCGGCGCCACCGCCTGGAAAGCCAAAACCGAAATCGCCGAGGCTGGTCGTGCTTCCACCAGCACCGCCGAACCCCGGCAGCGCGAGCCCAGCCGCCCCGGCCATCTGCACCCAGAGCGCGTGCTGCTCATCCGAGCCGTCCCTCTTGAGCGCGCCACCAAGATTGATGCCGAACGTCTTGCCAATTGCCCCGAGCCCAGTCTGCAGCCCAGACTTGATGGTCTGATTCAGCATCTGCTTCCCGACGTCCTGGAACATCTTGGCAAAGTTCGTTTTCTCGCCCGTGAACAGTTCAGTCAGATTATCGGAGAGCTTCTGGAAAGCGGAGTGCAGCGCCTCATAGATAATGGAAGCGGACGTTTGCGCGGACTTCTGCATGTCCAGGAAGAAGGCTTTCACGCCGTCACGCAGCGTTCCGAATTGCAGCAGCAGGCGCACGGTTTCATCGGTCTGCTTATTGAAGGCGTCTTGAGCCTTTGCCGCCAGCGCGAGCGACTGGGAATAACTGAGCGACTGGCCCTGGCCTTTTTCCATGGCGGCTCGGCCGTGCTCGAGTGCGTCGATTTCGGCCTGATACTGTTCAAGCGGGGATCGCAGGGCGAGTGCTTCTTTGGCGTCGGCTTCGGCGAATTCCAGCTTCGTGAACTCGACGATCAGGTCGCGCTTCTTTTTCAATTGCTCGGCGGCTGCTGCGTCCGTCGTGGTCGCGATTAACTGGTTGATGGAATATACTTTCACGTTCAGCGCGGCTTCCCGGACGGCATCGGTATACTGAGTGGCCGATTCCAGTGTGATCTTGCGCATCGCGACTTCCTGCTGGAGCCCAAATATCTCTTTGTTGGTCGCGTCGATAACGTCTGCGTTGCTCTTCGCGGTCAGCATTTTCCGAAGTGCGGGCTCCATGGCCGTCAACGCCTTCAATTCCAGGCCGACCTTGTTGAATTTCAGCGCCAAAATTGCGTTATCAATACTCGCCTGTCGCACCGCAGCGTCGCCTTCGAGGTTGGCCTGCGCCATTCTCAGGGTCTGCTGCGTCGTGAGATCGCCAGATTTCAGTTGTTTGTCGAGTTCCTCGCCGTAGGCCTTTAGCGCATCGAGGTGCGCCTGCATCGCAAACGTTGCCTTTAGTTCGGCAGTCTGTTGTTCCGTGAGTTTTGCCGGGGATCTTGGGTCTGCTTTATGCTGCTCGCGCAATTGCTGGTTGATTTTGAGAATCTCGGCCTGCGCCTTTTGCGCTGCGACCACGGCCATGATCTTGTCGGGCTCCTGCCCGATGACGGAAATATATTTCGCCGTCATGGCGATTTCGATGCCGAGTTTGGCGATCTCGTCGCCGAAGATGTCTTTCTTGACAGGCTTGAGGCCGGAGGTGTCGGGCTGGAATAGGTTCTTCGGAGTATTGTGCAGGCCGAGTTCCGGGCCAATCGAACCAGACGCGCGCTCGCTCGCCTCGCGCTCTTTCTTGATAAGTGCCAGATCGCCGCCGATACTACCGGTTCGCAAGCGGCGCTGAATGACGACGCGCTCGAGCAACGTGTAGGCGTCGAGATATTTATAGAGCTGACCCGCCGCCTCAAAGGTACTATTCCTAAAGCCGTACATGGCGGCTCCAAGCGCGGCCAGGCCAGTTATAACCAAACCAACAGGATGCGCGGCAACAAAGTTTAGCGCGCCGCCGAAGATGTATGAGGCGCCGCCAGCTTCGAACAACAGCGGAATCGCAGCCCTGAGCCAGCCGACCATCCCACCGAGCAACGGCAGCACGTTCTTCAGGCCGAGAAGCCCTACGCTCAGCTTTTCAATGCCTCCCGCGATGTTGCCGATTCCGCCTTTGGCAATCTGACCAATGAGCGGGATCGCAAAATTGGCGACCTTCATCGCAATTAGGCCCTCGAGCACGAGTTTCAATGCCTGCGCGTGCTGGGTGGCAAAATCTAGCAGTCGCCCCAGCGTGGTGAGTGCATCTGCCAATTTTGTCCCGAAGGTCTCAGCCAGCTTCGGGATGTTGGCTTTAACGGCGATCTGCTCCAGCTTCGTAGCGAAGGCCGTCAGCGCCGGCAGCGCGGCCGCGGTCAACTGCATGCCGAATCCGGTCCAGGCCATCTTCAGCTCGTTCAGCACCTCGTGGAACTTGATGGTGCGTTCCGCGACTTCCGGCCCGATCACCATGCCGAACTGCTTGGCCTTCTCGCGCAGCTCGTCCATGTGCGTGCCCCATTCGTTGAGGAACGGGATCATGAAGGCGCCGCCGCGGCCAAACAATTGAATCGCCAGGGCGGTTTTGCCGGCACCATCGGCCATTCCCGCGAACTTCAGAGCTACCTGGTCGATCATAAGACCGGTGTCCTGCAGGTGACCCTGTGAATCCGTGGTATGGATTCCCAGCCGAGCAAAGATATTCGCCAGCGCGGCGTTGCCGTTCTGTGCCTTGAAAGCCGAATTAGCGAGCTTTTCCATGCCCTTCACCAGCAACTCGGTAGGGACGCCGACCCGCTGCGCCGCGAAGTTCAGGGCGGAGAGTTGGTCGATGGTCGTTCCTGCCGCCTGGCTCATGTGCTCGAGCCCGACGATGGCCTCCATCGATCGCCGTACCATCTCTTCCGTTCCGCCGACGATGGCGCTGCCGACCAGCACACCGGCAGCCGCGATCTTCTCGAGTGACCGCTTCACGTCGTTCGCGGTCTTGGCAGACAAGTTCTGCATCTTGTCCATTGCTTCAGAGAACGAAGCAGTGCCGGCCTCGAGATCGATTCTGAGTGTGCCGATTACGATCGACATGGTTTCGAGTCTTTACTCTTCGGGAATTGGGCGAAAGCTGCCATCAGGTCTTCCCCGGTGAGCGGTTTCGCGGGCTCGGCCTTGAAGGGATGGAGCATAAAGCGATCCGGCGTGACGGGAGTCTTAGGAGCTCCAAACGCGAAATTGATGATGCTGCAGTTGAGTTGCGCGAGCAGCACTTCTTCGCGCTGCATCTGTTCGAGACGCCGCTTGCGTAGTTCGTGGACCTGGCGCGGCGTCATATCGAGCCATTCCTCGTCGGACAACTGCAGGTCCTGGCGCGCGACGCTCCACGCCTCGAGCCAGGTGAGTGGCGGCCTTACACGGCCGCTTTGGTAGGGTTTTCCGGTTCCTGTTCCGGCTCGGGCATAGACGCGGCCCATGCCGTGAGGATGGCCTCCTGAATTTTGACGATGTTCTGCGGGTTGATGAGTTCCCCAACCTGCTCGATCGTGTACTTCGCCCCGGCCGCGCGCAGCGCCAGGTACAGAATAGCTCGGACCAGTTTTGCGGACGGACGAAGTAGGTTCACCTCGCCCGCCAGCACATTGAGGCCGGTCAAATCCTCGCACTCGATCAATAGATTGTGCGTGACTACGATCGGCCACTCTTTGCCGTCGAGACGGACCTCGACCTTCTTAATCAACTTCTCAGCGATCCGGCGAGCCATGTTACGCCACCGCTTCGGTGATAGTGCCGGTGATTTCCATGCTCAGCGCGAACTCGATGAGCTTCGAGACCTCGAACGGTCCGGTGTCGTACTTCCCGATGAACCCGGTTCCCGAGACGGTGTAGGTCTCGGTCCCGGAATTGATGGGAGAAGCGATCGAGAAATTGAACACGGTTCTCGCGCGGGCGAGGGTCTGAATGGCCAACTGCGTGGCATCCCCGATGAAATTGCCGGTGACTTCCGCAGTCCCCGGCTTGATGATGCCGGGCAGTTTTTCTTCGGTGGCATCCGGTGACAGCAGATGCGTGGCGTCGATCGACGGGACGGTGAAGAGCGATGTCTTCACCGTCTTGCACTCGGCTACCGGAATGCCGTTGATCGAGAAGATAGTTCCGTAACCGATTGTGGCTTGAGTGGCTGCCATGAGTTTTCTCCTTTGAAGCGGCTAACAGAGGCGCAGGAAGCGCGAGCCGCGACTCGTTGTTAGTCGTTGCAGAGGAATGCGGCGTTGAAGGTCACCGTCGCCGTTCCGCCAGAGTTGTCGATGATGATCTTCGTGATGTTCTTGGTGATGGGCAGCGGGAAGAGCGTGGTGTTGAGCTGGTTGTGCCAGGCGACGCTTTTCTTCGCCGCGAGTGCGAACACGTCCCCGGCGAACGGGGAACCCTGCACGTTGGTCGAGACCGTGACGGGCCCGGTGGCCTCGATGACCAGTGACTGGATGTTCGCCCTTAGGATGTTGAGGTTGTCGATCGTTACCACCTGGCCGGCGGGAACGTCGACCTCGATCGGAGTGTCGACATCGCCTGTAACGGTGATGGGAGTGTCGGCGGGAAGAGTGGGAAGACCCGGCACCTTCACCGTGGTCGACCAGACGTGCGAGAGTGTTGCCATTGCGTTCGTTCTCCTTGTGTTTTTTGTTTGAGGGTGCGGGCTTGAAAAAACTGGTAGCGCTTATTTCTGAAACCAGAGGTCGTACTCGAGCATTCGCCGGAACGTCCGGCTCACTTCGTCGAAGAAATCCATGCCGTTCGTGCGGAAGCAGCCCTGCACGATCGTCGCGTCGGGATCGTTCAGCGTTCCCTTGAAGCCTGAAAGCACGGCGTCAATCGCGTTGCCGAGCAGAATGCAATCCGCCGCGGCGTAACCGTAGCAGTCGATCTGCAGCCGCCGGGAGCCGACGGCCACCGGTCCGACGAACGTGTAGCTCGACTTGTCCGCGACCAGGCGATAGGTCCAGCTCGGCAGCGCCTGATCCTTCGGAAGCTGTGCGAAGAACCCGCCCGCCGCTGCAATGGCCGCGACAGACGTGTCCGCCTGCACGAGCAATACGATGCCCTGCTCGATCATTTGAGTTTGTCGGGGGTGTTACGGTTTCTTGCCGAGTGATTCGAGGCCGGCCTTCAGCACTTCCGTGAACGCTTCCTGCGCCCGTGTTCCGGCTTCGTCAAAAGCCGGCCGCATGTACGGCTGCGCGGCGCCGTGGATCGAGCCGAATTCCTCGAACATGCCCCACACGCCCGGCTGGTCGCTGCCGCCGCCTTTTTCTCTTCGCGGCCCTACGTGCGCCGTGCCGGACTCTTCTTTCGCCGAGAGCGTGATCCTGACGTCGATCGAGTCGCGCAATTCGCCCGGCTGCCGCTGCGTCGTGGCTTCCTTGAGCACCGGCGCGCGGTCCCTGGCGGCCTGCTGGAACACTTCGCCGCCGGCCAGCAGTGCTTTGCGCAAATACTTCTTGGCGAGTTTCGGGCCGGCTTCCTGCAGCGCCTCTTCGACGCCGCGCAGGCCTTCGATATTGACCTTGAGGTCCATCTATTCGTTCACTCCCAGGCCCAGGCAGAGCATGTCCAGCCGCACATTCAGCTCGTCGGGATTCACGATCGACTGGATGATGTACGTTCCGTTTCTGGTCTGCACGCGGAAGCCCGGCAGGATGCCAGCCTGGTACACAATCGTGATCACGCCATATATCTGTGCGGTGTCCTGCCCGGCCCGCACGGTGTCAATGCCGCGTAACCAGGTGATCTTGGCGTAAGTCGTGACAAATGGCGTGTACCCGCCCGCGACCGCGCCCGAGATGTCTGAGCCAACCGAAGGCTGCAGGATGGTGATCTGAGTCACCATATCGCCGGGATTGACTACGGGCCATTTCATGATTGCTTCGGGGAGAAGTGGTTGTCGCCCAGCGGCGGTTCGCCGTTTGCGCTCGGAGTTATCATCGGAAGGATGAACCGCCGCGCCTTCTTCGCTATGCTGCTCGCGCCGCTGTTACCGCGATTCGCTCAGCGGAAACATACCCGGCAGACTCCCGCGTCCTGGTGGGCAGCGCCACCGTCGACCGCTCCGATCACGGAAATCTGCGAACTATTCGTTGATGGACGAAAACTCGTTCATCTCGACCAGGCGGTTCTCGCAATTGATCGAGATCGTTGCTGTGGAGCCGTCCATCTCGATCGTCGGCTGATCCGTGCGCCCCGCCCAGGAAATCCCGAGATACACCAGCGCCGGCCGAGGCTGGGTCCTACGTCGTGTCCGGAAATAACATCTATTTCAGCGAGCGATTTCGGACCGCCTGGGAACGCGCGCGAGGCACTGAGCGGCCCATCCTCATCCTGCAGCCCAGTCAGGCGCAAACGAACGCACGCTGAGAGCTTCCGACGACTGAACCCGAAGCAATTCAGCGGACGTTAATCAGCGAGCCGTAGCTCAGGCACTGCGTCACCTGGAACGGATACTCCGACAGCTTCGTCGCGTTCTCGAATGGAAGGCGATTGTTGTACCACCAGGAAATCAGCAGGCGCATGCCGTTCTTGATCCGCTGTCCGGAGTCGGCCCAGAATACGGAACCTGCGCTGTAGCCACTGGTGTAGCGGATCAGCACTGCGGACGATGGCCAGGCGGTAAAGCTGGGCCACGTCTTCTGAAACACCGGCTGAATCTGGCCGGGCTGCTTCGACTTGTCCACGATGTAATCAACGCCCTCGGTGAGCGTGTGATAAACCCCGTCAGAATCCCGGTACTGGACCAGGTCCACGGAAATGAGCGGCGCCCGCAGCGTGATGTTGTAGATATCGAAGTAATCGTGGACCCGGTCGAACTGTTTGGGCACCAGGTCGCGCCCCTGTAGAATTTCGGCCTGCTCCCGCGCGGCCTGAATCAGCGAAGCAACCAGGAGATCCCGCTTTTCATCCGGCGGGTCGAGCACCGGCAGCTTCAGATAGCTCGTGATTTCATCCACGGTCAGCGGTTCGGTGAACGACTGCTGAGGAGACGCTTCTGTCAGCGACTCGCTGCCGTACCGGACCATGCCGCCGTAGATGTTCGGGTAGCTTTGTGGGCCTAGGCCGCCGTACGGGAACACAGAACCTCCAATCGCAGCGGCCCCGCGTGCATGGTGCGCTCTGTTGCCAGGGGCGCCCGCGGGATCAATTCGTGCTCGAAAAGGTCACGCTTGCCGGCCTCCGCACGCATCTGTTTCTGCTTCTCGATCAGCTCGGCGTGCGGCGTTTCAAGTCCTGCCGCGACGTGGCGGTAGCGGTCCTCGACGTGATTCGCTGGATTCTGCGCGTTGTACCAGCAATATTTCCGCTCACGCTCAACTGCGTCCAGATAGCCGAAGTGCAGGAGCGGCGCATCGATCGTAACGGCCTGCAGCATGGCCCGGTAGGGAACGTTTCCGCAATGGAAGCCGTTCTCCGTGCTGGAGCTGAAGACGTGGTTCCGCGGCCGGAATGCGCTGTGCCGGCGGTACTCCCCGTAAACGCCGTCCATGCGGACCAGGTCCTGGCGGTCCCAGAGGTAGAGCACGCGCATCGAGATGGAAGGCGCGTCGGTGTGCATGGCTTCAAACAGCTTTCCCAACGTCCCCGGCATGAACATTTCGTCGCCGTCGATCATCACGATCCAGTCCGCGTGGCGGGCTTTGTCGAGCAGCCAGTTCTTATCCCGCGTTTCATCGAGCCCGGTGAAGGGAGAGGCGAACACCTCGACGCCCGGAATCGCCGCGCAAACGGCCACGGTTTCGTCGGTAGAGTGGTCGTCCAGGACCAGCACGCGATCACAGATCGGCAGGATGGAACACACGCTCCGCTCTATCCAGCGGGCTTCGTTCTTCACCCGCAGCATCCCGACTGTCATTTGTTTGTAGAAATCAGTAAGCCGGGTAGTTCACGCCGCCGTCCGACCCGGTAATCTTCCGCAGGCGGTCGAGTCGTTCACGAATGGCATCCCGCTCGGGGTGAAATTCGATGCTGCTGTTCTTGTCCCACCATGCCGCGTGCCAGAAGAAATCGACCCACTGCGAACCGTAGATATCCGCGTCGATGGTCTGAATATCGAGCCCTTCGGCGGCCCGTGCGACGGGAAACGACAATTGATCGCGTTCACATCCCGCGGCGTAGAGCTTCCACCAGCGTTCGTTCAGCGCTGCAACGGCGGGCGTGTGGCGCCGCACGAGCAACCCGTTGGCCCAGAGTCCGGCGCGTTCCGGGTAACCAGCCTGCCGGTAACCTTCGATCTCGCGCTTCACCAACTCAGCGGTGCCGATCTTTTCGTCGAGCAGGACCTTGGCTTCCTGGTAGATGCACGTCCTGCAGGGGTGCCGGTGCGCGGCCCAATCGTGCGCGATAAGCAGCCGGTCGACCACATCGCGCGGATCTTTGCTGAGCCGCAGGTTGCCGTCGTGATAGATCGAGTACTCCGCGTCCTCTGGCAGCATCAGGTGCGGCAGGATCTTGGGAAGCCTTGCCGTGCGGCAGGTGTCGCCCGACGGATAATAGACCGGCCGGAACTCCCACGGCTCTACCGAAGGCAGCACGGCCACGTTTGTGAAGCACACGAACCGGACGCCCGGAACATCCCAGACGGCCGGCGGCCGCAGATTGTCCCAGCCGTTCAGGATTGAGGTATAGACGTAGATCACGAGGGGTTACAATTCGTGCTGAGTGCTGAACTTAAAGGCTGCGGAAATCCATTTGCCAGAAGACTGTCCAGGTCCAGACATCGACCCCGACGAGGATTGCTACCATCAGACGCGCGATGACAATGGCGACGCCGTGAATGGATACTGAGACGCGCGATGACAATGGCGACGCCGTGAATGGATACTGGTGCCATTGCGGCGCCGGTTGGATCTTGAACATGGTCGACGGCCAGTGGGCCTGGGTGAAACTACCCGAACGCTGCTGGGCAACGCTCGGAAGTCACGACGACAGTCATCCCCGCACGGCCCCGATAACCCGCTCGATCTCTTCATCCGTCATGCCCGGGAACATCGGCAACACCAGCACCCGCCGCCAGTACTCCATCGCGGTGTCCGATCCGTAACCGATGCAGTTCCGAAACGCCTGGTACATGAAATTCGGCTGGTAGTGCCGCGAATAGGAAACATTCGCCGCCCGCAACCGCCCCTCGACCGCTTCGCGATCCTCGAAAAACAGGGGATAGAAGTGGCACGCGGAATCACGCGGCAGGTACGAGGGCGCATTGGCCGGAAACGCCGCCCGATACCGCTCAGCAATCCGTCGCCTTTGCTTGATCTGGTCCGCGACCAGGGGCAGCGTCGCGAGCCCGATCGCCGCCGCGACATCGTTCATGTGGTACTTGAAGCCCAGCTCTGGAATCGAGTACTCCGTCGTGTAGCCGCCCTGGTTTCTCGCGTGCGTTGACTTGTCGATCCCCATCCAGCGCAGCCGGCGTAATCGCGCCGCCAGTTCGTCGTCATTGGTCGAGATCCCGCCGCCGTCGCCCATGGGCAGATTCTTCACTGCATGGAAGCTCCAGCAGCGCATCAGAGCTCGCTGGGTCTCGATCCAGGGCGCCCCGAACGCATGCGCGCAATCTTCGATGACCGTCTGGCCGGGGAGATCGTTGTACCTGCACTCGGCTCCGCCCAGGTGGACCACAATCCGGGCCGGGCATTGCTGGCTCCCCTGCCTGGTTGCGTTGCCGTTTCGATCGACGGGTCCGAAGACGGGCTGCAATTGTTCGTAGAGCAGGACAGCGTTCGTGCTCACGAAGCTGATCGGCGTCGTCTGAACGCTGGAACCGGGCCGGAGATCCAGAACCTTCACCGCCAGATGCAGCGCCGCGGTGCAACTGCTGGTAGCGATGAAGTGTTTGGCCTTTGCCTCGGAAGCGAGCCGGGCTTCCAGCTCCTCGACCTTCGGGCCAAGTCCCAACCAGCCGGATTTGATGACGGGCCGCATCTCGCGCGCAACGGCTTTCCAGTCGAGCGTGGGGCGGAAGACGGGAATGCTATGCACTGTACGTTTCCACAGCCAGGCGCGCCACGGCTTCAGCCCGGTAGCGTTCCCAGATCACTGGCTGCACCGCAGCCACGGCACGCTCCTGCTCGGCTGGGTCCGTCAAACGTCCCCACGCCTCGAAAAGGCCGCCCTGATCCTTCACATATGTCCAGCCGATGCCGCAGGCCTCCGCCATCTCCCTGTATGAAGCCGAATCGTTGACGATGCACGGAACGCCCAGGTGATAAGCCGCGGCCATTTTGTTCACCGACTTGTGCGGATCCGCCCCGCGATGCGAGAGGGCGACCATGCCCCACTTTCGCAACTCCTGTGGGAATGTCTCCGGGATCCAAGGCGTCAGCCGCATTACTGCGATTCCGGCTCGCTCTTCCGATAGATCGGATATAGCGCCGACCCGCACGCGCTCTGCGGCCAACGCTGCGAACATCCAGCGCGCGCTTTCAAAATTCGGGTAATTCCCGAACCAGACGACGCTGGTGGTTATGCCCGAAGCGATTCCGAACTCCGCGCCGGCGGCTTCATAATCCAGGCAATCCGGGATCACAGCCACGCGCCGGGTTCGCGAGTGCTGTGTTAATCGACTGCGGATGTCGGCCGCACGCCCTTCGGTGTCTACCGTGATCAAGTCCGCACAGGAGCCTGCGGTCCGCAAAATCGAGTCATCAATGACGTCGTCCAGGTCGTAAACTACGCGCCCTGGGAAACCGAGCACTTGTGTTGGCGCAAAAGTCTGCCAATCGACAGCCTTCTGGATCACCACCACGTCGGCGTCGGGCTGAAACCCGATGCACGCTTCCGCCAGTCCGTGCGCATTCATCGCATCCGCAACCGCGAAGACGCGCAACCGCGAAGACGCCGCGCCGCGTCCGTAGCGTGGAAGGAAGCAGATTTTCAAAATAGATCGCTAAATTGCGATGTTTCCCGCGCCTGCCCCCAATTATCCACTCCGTGCTTTTGAATGAACACTTTCAGGTTAGGCCGGAAGTCTCCCGCGCCGTGCCCGCGGAACTGGCTCTTGAGCGAAAGATGGTCCACAAAGCAGCCATCGAAGATGCCGATCTTCAGCCCCGCATTCCGCACGCGCAGGCAATAATCGTCGTCATCGCAGCCGTAGCCCGTAAATCTTTCGTCGAGCAGGCCCACCGCGTTGACCGTGGTGCGCGGGATGTACACGCAGACGAAGCAGACCATGCGGGGATCTTCGTAGAGGCCATGGGTCTGGCGCATCTGGCTCGGATTGCCGGCGCTGTTGGTGCTGCTGGCAATCACGCCAAACTCGGGGTGCGCCGCTGATTGCTGCGCGAGGCCAGTGAATCCCTCCGCCTTCATGAGCAGCGCATCGTCATTCAGCAGGATCACGTCGTCTTCGCCGGCCGCGCGGATGCCGATGTTGGCGTTGCGGGCGAAGATGAACGGCTTCTCGCCGGGCACGAACTGGCAGGCTACTTCCATCAGGAGTGCCGCCGTAACGTCCAGCCCGTCATCGACAACGATAATGCGCGGCCCGGATGGCTCAGATGTCCGGACGGCGCGCACGCAGGCTTCCAGGTTCGCCTTACTCTTCGACAGGATGACGACGGAAAAGCTCATACTCAAGTTGGGGAGAACCAATGAACGCTACTCAAACCGCAG